TCTTTAATGATTGTTCGGCGGATATGATCGCTCCAGGTATCCCGGCGATTATTGCTGCCACGGGTGAGGTAATATTCAGCCAGTTGTTCGTCATACTGCGCCAGTGCGTCTTTATCCAGCGGTTGATAGCTGTTTTCATGCACCAAAATGGAGGACGGTAAACGCGGCTTAAGATCCGGATTATCCGCAGGCCAGCCAAGGCACAGCCCAAACAGCGGCAGAACATGCTGCGGTAATTTCAGCAGTTTCGTCACCGCTTCAATATTATTGCGCAGGCCGCCGATATATACGCCGCCCAATCCCAGCGATTCCGCTGCGATTAATGCATTCTGCGCCATCATTGCCGTATCAACGACACCGAGCAACAGTTGTTCCGCCAGACCGAGCTGAGCATCCGGACAGATCTGTAAATGGCGGTTAAAGTCGGCACAGAACACCCAGAACTCCGCCGCTTGCGCTACGTGTTTTTGCCCACCGGTCAGCGTCACCAGTTCTTCACGTAACGCTTTGTCGGTAATGCGAATAATGCTACTGCACTGCAAAAAACTGGAACTGGACGTCGCACGGGCGCTGTTAATAATCGCCTCACGCTGCGCTTCGGAAATGGGTTCATCAGTGAAATGGCGAATGGAGCGATGGCCACAAATAAGTTCAATGGTTGGCGTCATTATCTTTTTCTCTTTCTGAACGTGAATATTGCGGTGGACGGTTCATCAGCTGTGGGGCAAGACGTTTTGCCACCTGAAGAATAACCACCACCGCAGCGGGAAGCATGAGCAAAACACCGAGAAAAATCATCAGAATCTGCACTTCTGGCCGAGAAAATGGCTCAGGCAGCGACAGGGAGTCGCTTACCGACAGCAGCGCCACCGCCAGTAGCATCATTCCGATAAATTCCAGTATCAACACGCCTTTAGGCAATTTACCGATCGCGCGCATACGCTTCCCTCTGCAAAGTGAGCCTTCAGTCTAAAACTTTTCACTGTATTGTGTTTAACAGTTATAGCTTTTAGCAATTAATGCAACAGGTTAAACCTACTTTCAGCGAATACATTTTAGCGTGATCATTACAGGCATAAATCTATGAGGAGAGAAATAATGCAAACCGTTATTTTTGGTCGTCCGGGTTGCCCTTACTGTGTGCGTGCAAAAGATCTGGCTGAGAAATTGAGCAATGAACACGATGATTTTCAGTATCACTATGTAGATATTCGTGCGGAAGGGATCACTAAAGAAGATCTACAACAAAAGGCAGGTAAACCCGTAGAAACCGTGCCGCAGATTTTTGTCGATCAGCAACATATCGGCGGCTATACCGATTTTGCTGCATGGGTGAAAGAAAATCTGGACGCCTGATCGTCTGACAAGCCCTCGCGTTGAGGGCTTTACTGATTTTTTCTGTGCTGTGGTTTAAACAAACTACTGATAAATAAGAAACACAGTGCCCCCAGCGCACACCAGAACACCGCACTTAATAACCATGCCAGCTCTTGCCAGAATGAGCGCGTCGGTGAAAAAAACAGCCGCATAATGAGCATCGAACAGGGTGCCGCCAGCATTGCGCCAAACAGAGGTTTCAGGACTTCTCTACGCTGTGAAAAGAAGCTGGCGACTGCTCCAGGAAGAATGAAAAATAGCAAGCCGATTTCAGGATGCCCGGCAGCCCGAAAAGCGCCTTTCATGTGCGTCGCCAGAAAAAGGCACACCACAATGAAGAGGACAAAACAGCAGATTGCCCCCGCCCAACGTTGTTTATGTTTCACTCGTTCCTCCTGACACTGCGTCTATCGAACACATTTTTCGCCAGTGTGGCGTTCAGTAAGATAAAGCCGCTTCGCATTCCATGCTAATATAGGCCAACGCAATTCATATAGCCGTTGATACCTAATGTGATTACACTAGTAAAATATATTGTTACTTTACTATCGTTTAGGTGCGCTGAATGAATCTGCGCCCTGAATTCTGGTAAAAAACATTATCGTAAATTACCATTTCTTTCAACAGCTTACTAGTAAACAAGAAGTTAGCCTCCGTGAATATAAACGTCGCCGAATTGTTAAATGGGAATTACATTCTGTTATTATTTGTGGTCCTCGCGCTTGGGCTATGTCTCGGAAAGTTACGACTTGGTTCGATCCAACTGGGTAATTCCATTGGCGTTTTAGTCGTATCGCTGTTATTAGGCCAACAACATTTCAGCATTAACACCGATGCGCTTAATCTTGGCTTTATGCTGTTTATTTTCTGCGTCGGGGTCGAAGCCGGACCGAACTTTTTTTCCATTTTTTTTCGCGATGGGAAAAATTACCTAATGTTAGCACTGGTGATGGTTGGCAGTGCGCTGGTGATCGCCTTAGGGTTAGGTAAGCTGTTTGGCTGGGATATTGGCCTGACGGCCGGTATGTTAGCAGGCTCTATGACGTCGACACCGGTTCTGGTCGGTGCTGGCGATACACTGCGTCATTCCGGCATGGAAAGCAGGCAGCTCTCACTGGCACTGGATAATCTGAGCCTCGGGTATGCCTTAACCTATTTAATCGGTCTGGTGAGTTTGATTGTTGGTGCGCGTTACTTGCCGAAATTGCAGCATCAGGACTTACAGACCAGCGCCCAGCAAATCGCCCGCGAACGTGGCCTGGACACTGATGCCAACCGTAAGGTTTATTTACCGGTGATCCGCGCCTATCGCGTCGGCCCGGAACTGGTGGCCTGGACCGACGGCAAAAATCTGCGTGAACTGGGTATTTATCGACAAACCGGCTGCTACATTGAACGTATTCGACGTAACGGGATTCTGGCAAATCCAGACGGTGATGCCGTGCTACAAATGGGCGATGAAATAGCGTTGGTAGGCTATCCCGACGCCCATGCCCGACTCGATCCCAGCTTCCGTAACGGTAAAGAAGTTTTCGATCGTGACCTTCTCGACATGCGTATCGTCACTGAAGAAGTGGTCGTTAAAAACCATAACGCTGTAGGTAAACGTCTCGCACAACTGAAGTTGACCGATCACGGTTGCTTCCTTAACCGCGTCATTCGTAGCCAGATTGAGATGCCGATAGATGACAACGTCGTGCTTAACAAAGGTGACGTTTTACAAGTCAGCGGCGATGCCCGCCGCGTAAAAACCATCGCCGATCGCATCGGCTTTATCTCGATTCACAGCCAGGTCACTGACCTGCTGGCATTCTGCGCCTTCTTTGTTATTGGGCTGATGATCGGGATGATCACCTTCCAGTTCAGCACATTCAGTTTCGGCATGGGGAACGCTGCCGGGTTGTTATTCGCCGGAATTATGCTGGGCTTTATGCGTGCTAACCACCCGACCTTCGGTTACATTCCGCAGGGTGCATTAAGCATGGTGAAAGAGTTCGGCTTGATGGTGTTTATGGCAGGCGTTGGTCTGAGCGCCGGTAGCGGTATTAATAACGGCCTGGGCGCGATTGGCGGTCAGATGTTGATTGCCGGATTGATTGTCAGTCTGGTGCCCGTGGTTATCTGTTTCTTATTCGGTGCTTATGTATTGCGAATGAACCGCGCGCTGTTGTTCGGCGCAATGATGGGCGCACGTACCTGCGCGCCGGCAATGGAGATCATCAGTGATACAGCTCGCAGTAACATCCCGGCGCTGGGCTATGCGGGCACCTATGCAATCGCCAACGTCCTGCTGACGCTGGCAGGGACAATCATCGTCATGGTATGGCCAGGATTAGGATAAAACTGAAGTTGCCCTGAAAATGAAATTTTTTTGCACAACCGCAGAACTTTTCCGCAGGGCATCAGTCTTAATTAGTGCCACTGCTTTTCTTTGATGTCCCCATTTTGTGGAGCCCATCAACCCCGCCATTTCGGTTCAAGGTTGATGGGTTTTTTGTTGCCTGAAATTTAAGCTGTTTAAAATCATGATGTTAGAAGCACTGTTTTTTAACGATGGCGACAAAATGGCGGCAGCGTCAAAGGGAGAGCGCCACCTGTCCTGATTTCATTGGATGCGGCTGAACCGGATTTGACTCTTTTGGCGTTGCAATCGAACGAACAAAAGTTTCATGGGTAACAAAAGTATGGCTGCAGTTAATGTTCTGGCACTGGTTGTAACGCTCTTTGGTCAATGAAGATACCTGAAAACTGCTGCGAGTATGGGCGGCACTTCCACACAGTGGGCAAATCATCATTTTTCGAGTTCTCCCCATTTTTGCTAAATTCACAATAATGATACCGCATTATTCCATTTTGCAAACTTAAAAGTTCTCCATTGCGAAGAATCATTCCATTTCGAAATCATCAATCCTCACTTCAAGCTCCAGACTGGTCGTAAAGCCGGATTGCTTTCACTCAGAACAGCGCCAATCGCTTTATGCAGACGCGCCCGTGACTGGTCCGGCATATCCAGACCGTCTGTCAGCTCCAGCGTCAGCAACAACAGATCGGCATCAAAGCCGGTGGCGGCAAGCATTGCGCTCTGCGCTGCATCTGCCATTTCCTCTGCCAGCACGGTCTGCACATTGCGGTTACCCAGTGGCATCACCCAGCCATGACGCAGGGCATGACGCCCGATCTCCAGCGCCCCGGCATAATCTCCGGCATCAATGCGCCACAGCATCACGTACATCAGCACGTCATCCTGTTGAGCGCCTCCGGCAGCCAGGACACCCTCTGCCCAGGCGGCGTACTTCGGCAGCAGCTCCACCTTGATTTCCGCTTTTTTGACCGTGGACTGAACGCCCTTGAGACGGCGGCGGTCTTCCGCCAGTTGCAGCAGCATCAGGTCATAGCCCGACGCGTGGCGAACACTGCCGCCCTCGCGGGCGGCCTGTTCAGCCTGAACGCGCAGGCGATGCTGCCGTGCGGGACTCAGGCTCATGAATTACGCTCCGGTTTCTGCTGCGGCGGCGCTGAAGTCGCCAATCTGGATGTTTTCCACCAGTGCGGCACAGCGGTAGTCCTCAACCACATAGGCTTCGTTAACGGATTCAAAGTTTTCAATCCGGTCACGTTTCGGGTTGTCGATAACTGAACGGCGGCGGGTGTCTTCCTGCCAGTAGATGGACAGGTTATCCAGACGGGTGATCAGCAGTGCATTCGGCGGGAAGAACGGCGCACGCACGGCCTGCAGGCCACCCATGCGTTTCTGACTGATGATCATATCGGCAGCCAGTTTTTCACTGTTTTCCTGCTCTTTGTTGACCAGCGGGAAATACTTGTCAGACAGCAGTTCACGACCGCAAATCACCACCAGATCGTCATCGTCCTGGTAGACCACGTCGATAAGCTCATTGACGGCATCCATCACCACGGCGTCCAGGTTGGCATATTCGCCACCTTTCCCGACTTTCACTGCGCCCGGTGTGGTTTCACCGCCCGTGGTGGTGCTGCCCATGACGTGATCCGGTGCATCCTCACGGATTTTCTGCAGCCAGCCTTTATTCACATCCTGCAGTAGCGGGTTTTCGCTACGGTTGGAGGTTTTCGCACGCTTCACGCCGTTAAAGCCGATCATGATGCGGTCCAGTGCCTGACGTTTCACGATGGCGTCACGGATACGCACCTGAAAATCCTGAAATTTCGCCCACAGGTCCAGCTTCGCGTAGGTCAGCACCGTGTCAAAGTTGGTCTGCTCGCATTTATATTCCACATCGACCATCAGCGTCGGATCGACAGGTTCACGCTCTTTCGCGGTGGTATCAGTGGTTCCGGCAATGGTGCTGCCAACTCCCAACCCCAGCAGCTGACCGGACTGCTCAGTCACTGGCGTGACGTTAATCAGCGTCAGGAAAGCGGCGGACTGCTGGATCTGGTCTTCCAATGTCTGCTGCACGGACGGCTCTACGGTGAACTTGCTGGACAGTTCTTCAACTGCCACACCGTTCAGACGCGCCAGCTGCTGCAGGTAAGCGTTAAAAGCAAAGCGGGTATTCTTCTTCATCGGGTTTTGTGCTCCATCAGCAATTGGTCAGAGTGTCAGCGGGGGCGTTACCGCCTGTTGCACGCTGGCGGTAGTCCTGGCGGCTGTCTTCATGACTCAGCTTATTCACCAGTTCGTTAAAGGCGGTCTGCTGTGCCTGCAGGGCAGTCTCCAGCTCAGACAGACGTTCTTCCTGCTCAGACAGGGATTTTTCGGTGCGTGCGCTCAGGTTCTGCTGCTCAGTGGCGACCAGCTCCACGGCCTTATGCACATCAGAGAACCGGGCATCGTCGGACTGCTCTTTTTTGGTGAACAGCGCCGTGACGCGGGCAAACAGGGACGGCTTGTCCTCCTGGATTTCTTCCAGTTCGATCACCGTTTCCTCTGCAGCGGTAAAGAGATTGGCAGGATTCTGCTTGCGGTTTGCCAGCGGGTTATGGGCTGCACTGGCGCTGAATGTCAGCATTTCAGTGCCCAGACTGGCAGGGTCATCAGTGGCAGCCAGCCCGACCAGGTAGGCTTTGCCCGTATCAGCAAACTTTGGGCTGACTTCCATAGAGGTGAATAATTTCTGGCCTTTTTTCACCAGCTCCACCAGGGACTCTGTTGGCTCAACGTCGGCATACAGCGCCATCTTGCCTGCCAGCGGACCTTCCGTGATTTCTTCAGCAAACAGCGCCGTCACCTTGCCGTAGCGGTTAAAGGTGCTGTCCGGCAGATAAGACTTGATGTGCTCAAGGTTAATCAGCGCGGTATACACCGCCGGGTTGTAGCTGGCTGCCATCTGTTCCAGCCATTCACGCTGGATTTCGCGTCCGTCGGTGGTGGCACCTTCCACCCCGATGCGAAAACGCTTTGCTTTCACTGTCATGAGCCGTGCTCCGTTAGAAAAAACTTACTGGAGCCTTATGGTTGCGGTGATGGGGGCAGTGAAACAATGCGCGGTATTTGTACCGACAACCACACAAACCGCAGGCGGGGAAAGCCTTCATTCAAGGCTGTAGGTTTGTGCCATGAACACCACACTGACACCCGCAGATCTCGATCCCCGTCGGCAGGCCATGCTGCTGTACTTTCAGGGATACCGCGTAGCCCGCATTGCTGAAATGCTGGGCGAGAAAGTTGCAACCGTTCACAGCTGGAAAAAACGCGACAAGTGGGGTGACTATGGGCCGCTGGATCAGATGCAGCTCACCACCGCCGCACGTTACTGCCAGCTCATTATGAAGGAGCACAAAGAAGGGAAAGATTTCAAAGAAATTGATCTGCTGGCGCGCCAGTCGGAGCGCCACGCGCGGATCGGCAAGTTTAACAATGGCGGCAACGAAGCCGATTTAAACCCTAACGTCGCCAACCGCAACAAAGGCCCGCGCCGTCAGCCTGAAAAGAATGTTTTCACCAATGAACAGATTGAGAAGCTGGAAGAAATCTTCCATTCCTCCATGTTCAACTACCAGCGTCACTGGTGGGAAGCCGGAAAAACCAACCGCATCCGCAACCTGCTGAAGTCACGCCAGATCGGCGCGACCTTCTATTTTGCCCGTGAAGCCCTGATTGACGCCCTGCTAACCGGACGTAACCAGATTTTCCTTTCTGCCAGTAAGGCACAGGCGCACGTCTTTAAGCAGTACATCATCGACTTCGCCAAAGAAGTGGAAGTGGAGCTGAAAGGCGATCCGATGGTGCTTCCCAACGGGGCCACGCTTTACTTCCTCGGCACCAATGCCCGCACGGCCCAGAGTTACCACGGCAACCTGTATCTGGATGAATATTTCTGGATACCGAAATTCCAGGAGCTGCGCAAAGTGGCTTCCGGTATGGCTATTCACAAAAAATGGCGACAAACCTATTTTTCCACGCCATCCAGCCTGAC